TTGTGAATGGCCCAGGGCATATTTGAGATAGGCTCTATGCAATCGTGAATGACCGCACTGCGGCAACAAACCCAAAGCTGTGCCTTTATTATACGACAAAATTCTGGCGCAACGCTCCTTGCCCACGGTCTTTCCAAGCAAGCTGCGGTCGACGAACATACTCTTGGTGATCTTAGGCAAACTTGGGGTGAGCCTTGTGCCAACGCTTGTGGCAACAAAATGCTGACTACAATAGGTGACCGAACTATATGTTGTCATTTTAATTTTGGGTTGCAAACCTAGAGCTTTGATCGCATTCTCATGAATTGTGAGATCATAGATCTCATCGGGACACATTTTGAAGACAAACACGTTGTCGTCGCCTAGCACCATGGCCCTAATGGCGCTATTGGGCCACAACTTCTTGAACGTGCCGACAACTCCCACGACGTTACCAACGCTATTCAGGCTGGAAGTTCCAATGTGTCCTGAGTTCATATCATCCTCCTTTTGCCAGAGCACTGATTTCGTGCAGCAAAGACAATATCTCGTACTTTCTGCAAGAATTTTTAGTTCGTTGTCGGTGGCTCCAAACCGCTCTAACACATGATCGTGACAATATGGGAATATCTCTTTTTCTGATCCATCGTAGGCTGTGAAATCGCTTTCTCCTATTCTGTCATATCCCTCTGCTTTCCTGAGATCTAACCATTTCCCCACGCTTTCACTCGTGGCTCCGGAGGTGTAATAAACGCCCACTTGGGTAGTGGGATCAAAATGATTCATGTTCCAATTCTTTTTGAGATAATTGTTAAACGTGGCAAACAATGGCATAAGGACTCCATTGGAATCATTTGATTGTATCATGCGAGGGGCATAAAGCCTTTTCTCTTTCATAACTATTTCGTCTTTAACGAATGCAGATACTCCCATCGCAACCTCACCAGAGCCGAGAAAGTCTAATATAGTAGTGTAATGTCTCCGTATCTTGGCTGGTGGGAATTCGCACATAGCCTGTGCTAGCGGCATTCTGTACAAATCGTAATTCTTCGGTATTAGAGAGTCTAGTAAATTAAAAGCATGACTCATCATCATCATATCCAGAGGGGCTCTGCCAATGCAGGTTATCC